GCAATCTCTTTCGAGTATGCTGCCAATAATCAAGGCGGAATTGTCGTTAGTTAACTCTATACTAGAGTTAAAAGACTTCAAATCCCTTCCACATACTATTAATTCCGTTGCATTGCTAGGCATTAAGACAGCCAAAACACTGCGGAATTATTTCCGTGCAGGGTCAGACGCTTACCTTCAATTGAAGTTCAACGTCATGCCCTTGTTATCAGACTTAAACGGCATTTTTGCCGCGCTCCGTCGTACTGAAAAGCGTATGAACGCTTTCATTAACGACGCAGGCAGAACGAAGCACAAGCATTATACTCGTGCCTTCGTCGAAGATCCTGATTCCCATACCACATCAACGATGCCCCTCCCCGATCCGGTGATTCAATTACCGGGTATTGTCGGGGATTATGCGCATATTGATGTGTCATGGGACAGGTACATGTCTTCGTCTCCTGCTGTGTTCCATGCAGAAATTGAGTATAATTATAATTATACTCGTTACCAGCTCGAGCATGCTCGAGTATTATCGCTACTAGATGCATTTGGGGTCAATTTAAACCCTCAGATCATTTGGAATGCGATTCCCTGGTCATTCGTTGTTGACTGGATCTCCGGCGTAGGCCGGTGGTTCGGACAGCAGCGGATATCTAACATGGAACCTGTGATAAACATACACAGATACCTCTGGTCTACCAAAAGGAGCCGCCGTGTGCTGGTTACCCGCAAAAGCGAGTACCCTTCACGTTACGGTGGTTTCACTTGGTACACTAATCCTACGGTATCACTTCCGGCGGTTAACGAATCGTCTTATAAACGAGTTGTTGGACTGCCCGAAGCTAGCTCGATTCTGTCGAGCGGACTGAACCAAACGGAGTTCAGCCTCGGGGCGGCTCTCGTGCTTTCGCGCGGGAGATATCGCCCTAAACGTAGGTGAGATGCGTAAACTGCAATCAAGCACAAGCGTTTCGTCACCTGTTACATACAGTATAACAAAGCATGCTAAGTAATACACTTAACACCAATGAAATAAAGAACGCCGCTGGGACCGAAGTTGAATTTGGTCACCAGCGGAACGAAGGCCGTACAAGAGTGTTCCAACAATTGTTGGAGACTCCTTCAGCCCCACACCGCCTGACAATTAGTCACGCGGAGTCCGGATCCGGTCTACGGTTAGTGAGACGGTCACTTGTACGATTTGACAAAACTGTCATTTCGTCGGTTGACAATATCACGCCGGTGATCGTATCCGCGTATTCTAACTTAGTGTACCCGATTGGGGCACTAAGTGTGAAGACGGAGGCTACCAATGTACTCGCAGAGTTGATGTCGTTCATGGCCTCTTTAGGGGCCAGCACGACTATTCTCTATGATTGCAGTGGTAACGGCGCCGATGCACTGATAAATGGGACGTTATAGAATGTCCTGGTATCTCCAAAACATACATCAAGAACGAAAGTTCCCTTAGTATATTATGGTTACACCATTATCATTGCATGTTTCAGCCTCTAAAGTAAGTGAGTCGAGTGCCCTTACACCGGAGATGGTGGCGTTGGTAGGATTAATCCTATCTTTTGTCATCATCTTAGTGTGGATACTCAGGCGTTACCCGAGAGGCTGCGTTGTAACTGAAAACGTGACGTCTACACGCAGACCACGGTCGTAGTGTTGACTAAAGGGTGAATAGTACCGCTAGGTATATCAATATATATCTTGTAGTTGCTAGTACCCGAGTCCACTACGACATCCGTGATCGTTGCGAGACGTCCGTTGACGATTGTGCCACCCACGATTGCAATCACTCTCTTAGTCAACTTCGGCTTAATTGCCGGAGCTGAGTTTGAGCGCGATTGTGGGCTGGTACGGTTGTTTTTCTGTTGTGCTTTTAGCATGATGGAATAGTAAGTTATGACGTGTTTCGATTCGTGTAGGAGTGTTTGCATGCTCTAGGATTGGTACCTTATGGACCAAGATAAGAGCCTAGATAAGTATAAACTCATCGCTGCTCTCCTGCACGACGCTCACGCGTCGCATGGAGCTGTGTTCAAC